CAGAAAAAACAGTTTTATTCCTACTATTTGGGTTTATAGGGCTTATTGCAACACCGTTCCATGGAAATGTATGTAAAAATAATAATGCTTTACCCATATTAGTTTGTTCGTAGAAAAATCTACTACCAAATAACGCATAATCTGTATATTTTGTTATCCCAAATATTCGCTGATCGGTTAATAAACCATATTGTTCAAATACACCAAAATTAATACAGGGCCAAGCCATTAAATTAATATCATTTTTATCAGCAATCTCATAATTCTTACCGTAATAATTTCTATTGGTATATGCTACAATATGATTGTCAACAATAAAACTTGTCTTAATTACATTTATTTCTATTGTATTAGCGGATATATCAAATTCGATACTATTTTTTATCCTATTAGAACTCAATCCACTTCCCCGTGTGTTATTAGCATAAAATAAAAATCTTGATTCTAGACTATACTTCTCTTCACCCCAATCGACTTCTCTATACACTTGGGTTCCATGAGTTTGTGAAAACGGATTAAAACCTATTTTACTGATATTCTTTTTATCCAAACCTACAAGTAATTCACCATAATTTAAACCATTAGTGGTTACTTGAACATTTGGTGCTGCAACCGACCCCGCAGCATTATTAAATTGATCATTGGTGTAAAACTTTACATATGTACCAACATCATAATCCTTTATCAAATTAGTATCAAAAGCCGCATTATAATTTGTTAGTACATTTAATTCCGTTGGGTTTTCTTCATAAGGTGTTACAAATGGTTCTGAAAAACCATGTAATACCGGGATATATTTCTTTTCTTTTCGGTGTTGATAATTATATTCCCAATCATCCCCAAATTTAATCATTATAGGGATATCATTTGATGAATCTTTAAATCTAACTGAAGTACTTTTAATTCTATCGGTATCCCAATTATGATTAAAAACCTGAAGATTAGTATCATTATCTCCATCGAATGTTTCAAATACTCTATTGGCTTCAACAACCGCCATATTTTCAATTTCGGTCTTACTAAGTCCTCTATTCGAAATAGATAGATATGTTATAGCTCTTATTAATGCTGTTGCTGCTATTTTTTCTGGTCTAGCCGGTGATGATATACGCTTATAGGGTGATACCGCTTTAGGGTTAGCAATTTTAGTATCTAACGGATTTACAGCATACCAAATAAATTCTGAATTTATTAAATCAGTGGTTTCTGCTTCCTTATCTTCCTTAAAAGCTATTATCATGGCTTGATATAATCTTTCCACAAAATCAACTTCAGGGATATCAAGAGGTCTATCAACAACACCTTCACTACCCAAATATTGTTCAATATTATATTCGTTATTGTATTCCGGCCATGGATAAATTTCATGATTACAATTAACATCAATCCTTTGAGTACATTTGAATTTATCTAATTGTTTCAATCTATTTTTATCCTGATACTTAGCTGAAACATCATACAATATTTTTATGAAAACTTCAACATGTGAAGTCAGAATATTCATAATATTTCTGATCGTAGGTTCAAAACTTAATTTAGTTGTAACCAAATCCTTATAAGCTTCAGCTAATTCCTTTCTAATACTTAATTCATAATCATATAATTGACTTAAAGTATCTTTGATTAAAGTGAGTTCTGTTGTAAAATCATGAATATCTAATTTAGTGGAACCAACAGTATCGGTTGCAACTAATTTATTCCTTAATCGCTCAATTATTTTACCTATTTGTATATCATCAGTAATGTTATTTACTTGTCTTACTGTATTTTTAAATGAAGTTGTTTCGTTTTCAACATCTGACCTCGAAACACCATAATAGGAGATTAGATTAATAAATATTTTTTCATCCAAAACTAGAACACCATTTGCCCTAGAATTGTAATCCTTGATGTCCTTTAAAACTCTTTCCTTATAATAATCAATATTCTTTTTTTGTGTTTCTAAATCAGCTTGATTTTGAACACTAGGTTTAATTACTACTGATCTATCTTCAGTTAATAAATTACCAATACTTAAATCAGATTTTAAACTAGTGATATCAGTTTCAATCTGTGTTAGTTTTTCACGAAGTTCTAAGACTGCGGTTAAATCCTTAGCTAAAGGGTTTGTTTGTAATAGTTCAACACCTACAGTATCTATTTGTCCCAATAGTTTGATTAATTCCCCAATTGGTATAACATTATCTGTTTTTTTCAACTCATCAAAATACGGTTTAGCCTCAGCCATTTCAGGTATAGCTTTTAAATACCCGATAAGCATATCAGTCAAAATAGCATAGGTATAACCAACAAATTCAGCAACTAATTCAAAGTTCCCAGTTTGGGAATTAAACTTAGAGTTAACCTTAAGCAAGTGTAAACAATATCTTACTGGCTTACCATAAAATCCTTTAATTGTTAGATTAAAAATCGGATACGGCATTTTAAATAATACAGCGTATTTTGATTTACCACCATTTTGGAATATCCCAGCACCACGAACATCAACAAAATTAATTGTTATTTTTGGCGCATAAGAAGTATCAAAAGATATATCGATATTTGTTATACCTAGGGTTTCTTCGATATCACCGTCAGTAGTTACATCATAAACATCAGTGTATGTAGTAGATAATTTATTCTTATCTTTCTTATTACCATTGATAAATGATATCTTGATATCACCTTCAGAATTTACCCGAGATGTACCTTCAGTTGATGAAATAAGTAAACTTCTGGATTTTAACGAAGTAGTTAATTCAACAGAAATAGATAAGTCCTCAAGTGGTACGAAACCATCTTGTAACCCACCATTAACCCCAGTATAATCATTGGGGTCTATAATATTAAAAGAATTAAATCCTGTTGGTTTTTTATCCATAAAGTTCCTTATGCCGTTTTACCGCAGCCTGATATCTAGCCAATGCACTCTCATAAGGAAAAGGTATTCTGATTAATGAATCATCAGTAAACTTAAATTCCAATGAGCCAAGGCCCGGATTAGCCATTACGATTAAATATCCGGAATAAGGATTATTATAATAACGATCAGATAAATCATCAAGCCTAGTCTTACCTACACGATATTTTACCTTTTTGTCAGTATCAACCTCCTCAATCGGAAAAAAAACTATTGGTTCCATCGAACCATTTAATCTAAATGCTTGATATCTATCGAAGTAATTCATATTTTTAAGGAATAAATAAAGCTGTTTTTTGTGTTGATGTCATCTTGATCTGAACAAAATAATTCTTACCTGTAGTCAACAGATTATTTGAACCATTAAAGTCAAATTTCTGATATAAATCTCCGGGTGTTATTGTTCCCGAACCAATTTCTTTCAATTGAGTACCAACAGAATCTAATAAAATCGCTTTAAACTCATACTGTTGACTTAAACCACCGTCTATCGCTAGTTCTGGTCTAATCACATCACTATCCGTGGTAACTCTAATAATTGATATCTTCTTCATGTCTGATTCAATCGGACTTGGTGTTTCTTGATTTGATTGACCAGAAGAACTTGCTTCAGCGTTATCACTTTGTTTAACACCATTCTCATAATCAGATTGACTAATAATTAAAGAATTATCAACCTCACCCTTAACATTCAGGTTTTTAATGCCATCAACCACTTTATATTTTTTTAAATCACCTTCAGTTGTATCATCTAAAGCAATGTAATCAGCTCTAGCATCATATACTTGAGTGTTTGCAAAATAATTAAATGACAATGCGTTTTGCAGTCTATTAATTGGACCCTCAAGTGCTGAACCACCAACAAATTTTATCGACATATCGACATTGGCAATCATTGGTTGTACTCCAACACCTTCCGGATTCAAATCCCAAACCAATGGTTCAAATGAAAAACCAATGTTTTCAATAATAATTTTTGTATTATAAAAATCCCCTAACCTAAGAATACAAACTGGTGGCGCACCAAACGCTAAATTATCAGGCCTATCTGAACCTAATGTTGGTCCCTGTCGTGTACATTGCTTTAAAAATGTAAGTCGTGAATTTAAACCTTCTGGGGTTGTTGAGTGGAAAGCCGGATGAAAATATTTAAGTTTTTTCCTAATTTGATCAAATACAAATGGGTCTTTTTTTGTTAACTTCTCAAAAAAAGAAGCTTCATTATAGAAACGCTTTTTAATTTTCTTATTAACTTTCCTAGTTTCAGTTTTAGGTTTTTCAACAGGTATTGATGCTAATCTCTGAGCTTGAAGATTTGCATCAGGTACAAATTTAATATCGATCTTACGACCGACTTTAGCAATTCTATCATCGGTAGGTGTTGAGTTTGTTCCGGTATTACTTAGAGCACCCTTACCTTGAATAACTCTTTTCCTTTTATCTCGAATATCATCATTCGGTATAAAATTATTTAAAGCCCAATCATAAAAATTATTAGCCCTATTTTTAGATAATTCCAAATTTGCATCAGCCCAACCCTGTGAATTAGCATAACCCGTTATGTCTAGTCTGCAACTAGGACATTTTTCAGTTATATGTGTTTTCAACGCATCTTGGAATGTAGTGTTTGTCCAGCTCGGATATGTGATACCATTTAATTCAATTGGTTGAGCATTCAAACCATAATCAGTAGAATCGATTAAAGTTCGTGATTTATAAGACTTTCCATTATGTTTCTGTGGTTCAGTTGAATAAGTACCAATACCATTACCGTCGCCATTTTCATAATCTGTATTAACTTTGGTTATATCATTAAGAAAATAAACACTGAATGGTGGTGGTGCAATTTCTTCTTCCAGTTTTATCTTATTGACTGTTGGTACTTCTGTTGTCTCTAATATTTCAATCTCATCGATGGTTAATCTATCCAGTAATTTCTTATCCAAATCAACACATCCTGCAATATAAGAAGCAAAATAATCATCATCAACCCCATTCAATCCAGCGAAACTATTAACAACACTTGGATGGTCAACAATTATTTTAAATGACAGTGTTCCACTACGTTCTGTATTACTATACGTATAAACCGGTTCACCTCTTCCAATAAACTGAGTAGACTCCCAATTGGCTGTATCGTTTTCAGTAAAATTAAGATCATAAGGTGGAAACCACATAATCCTACCAAACTTTTCACTTACCAAATCACCCGGACCTTGCTCGATTGGTAACAATCTATTTGCTGGTCCACCAGCCCAAGCTAAATTTTCAATTGAAAACATATAGCGTTTGGTGTTTGCAGCTTTGCGAGTAAAATCATCAGTCTTATAGGGTGCAATTTTAACCATACCCCCTTCTTGAAGAACACTACCATTTGTGTTTAATCTCCATTGTTCTTTACCCATTACAGTATTTCCATTTCTGTCAGTATTTAAAGCTTGCTTTCTAACTAACTTTGAAATTGAATCATATCGATTGAATGTCGTCCAACTTCTACAAAATACATTATCAGGTGTATCAGTTTTTCCTGATAAAGCATCAGAAGACTTTACGGCACTACCTTTAGAAATCATACCTTTATAAACCGATGTCTGAATCTGCGACGCTTCTTCACCAGCTAAACCTTTAACAGAAACAATATTTCGCATTCCCTCGGAATTAAATAACTTCTGTGTTTTAGCTAATAAACTTTTTTTATTGGTGGTATCAATTTGACCTGAACTACTATTAACATTAACACCTGAGCTTAACGTTGAACCCCAACTAAATGTTGGTGTAGAAATATGATTTACAGTGTAATCATCACCAGTATCTTTAAACCCATAATCAGATATTCTGCGTTTCCACATAATATCAGCTATAGGTGTTTCAGATGTAACTGAAGAAAGAATATTAACTAATTTACCATCAGCCGTTCCAAAAAGATAAATTGATGGGTTACCATCTATCGCTAATTTACCATCTATCATATATCCCGGAACATAACCACTTCTAAACGGCGAATCACTTGGGTTATCACCAAAACCTATACCCATATGATTAGCTAACATATTATTCAATAAAGCTAATTTTTGACCTTTCCCGGTAAATTCTAATAAAGAATTAGCTCTACTGATATTATCAACCAACTTACTCTCAGTTGAGAAAATTGAAGCTTCAGGTCCCATCAATGATACTGGTGACTCAACACCTAATATCTTCTCAGCATAATTTAAAAATTTCAAATCACGTGAAACTGTTATTCTATAGTCAGGTTTTATAATATCACCACCCATTAAAATATTTAATGGATTGAGATTTATTTGACCAAGTATCGATTGTTGGGTGTTGAATAATATATTATTCAATATTGAAAACCCTAATTGACGCGCATTGTATTGACCTAATCTCGTATCATTTCCTGAATCAATAGCTCTGTTAATAAGTGTTGTTCTTACGTCAAAATTATCAACTAACCCGTTCACCCCGATACCTACGCCTTGTCCGTTGAGGATAGTATTAACAATATCCTTAGCTGAAGTCTTCCTAATATCTAAACTGTTGATGATATCTAGATAATTCCCCTGCGGTATATGATTAACATCTTGATTTAATTGTGTTGATGAATCTATTTGTTGGGTAACATCAAAATATTGATTGGGTTTAATTTGATCTTTCCTAATTTGAGTTGAATCAGTTAATAATTTACCATTACGATCATATTGACCATTAGTTGGGATTAATAAATTCGAATCAGTTATTTGACGTAACTCACCTGCGGTTGTTGAATCCTCTCTATATCGATTCATTACAGTAGCATTGATGTATCTTGGTAAGTAACTTTCTTCAATCGTTGGTTGTTGATTTACTTGATCATTACCAATTGAGGTATCAAGCACTGGTTCCCCACCTCTTGGTGACCCGTTAATTGATGTTGAATAACTTGGATATTTTATCGGATTGATGATATTTTTATTCAATAAAGCATCCCGGACACTTTGCCATATTTGATTGACTGGTTGACTCACAAATTCGTTTATTGTAAATATTGTTTCATTGAGATTCACCAGAAAAAACAATTTTCATTGGAAAATCACATATAATATTAGATTTATAATATTAAAGAGTATAATAATAAAAAAGATATAATATTAAATACTATACCTTTATTATCCTATATTAATAAATGAAATACTTTATAAAGAATATTTTATTTAGAAAGTATTTTATTAAACTTGTTTACTTATTTTGGATATCTTTTAGTTTCTTTCGATATCCTATTGTTTAACACTATACTTTTATTATTATATGCTTCCTTTAATGGTTTCAAACATCCGTAAGAATCAAAGAAAAAGCAAGTTTTTGGGGATAAATAACACTAAATGTGGATAAATAAATCAAATTTAGGCTGGTTGACTGCTCAATTTACCTCCATTGATAGCCTTGGTTGTTTCCATATGAATCATTTTGGTGATTGATCTGAGGAAGTCACTATTTTGCATCATTTTTTCTAACATTTCATAAGAAACAGTATTATCCTCATTACTCAACGTAATATTCCCAGAAAATTCCAGTTTACCAAAATTGACATTAACTTCAGATGGTTTTTGATTTCTTGATAATGCTTTATCAAAAACACCATTTGGTTTTGCTGCAATTAACTCATCTTTATTATCAATTGGTGTTACGGTATTTCCTTGAAGAATCGCTCTACCTTTAGAGAAATTACTAGAAAAAACACCATCATTTGTAGCGGGTTGGAGATCAATTTCACTATCTTTTTTACTCAAGTAAGAAGAAAAACCACCATAGGCTGCTCCAATTGCACCACCTAAAGCAATCCCAACAGGACCTAAGAACGCGCCCATTGCTGCACCAGTAAGACCATCAGCGATTGTATTACCAAGAATATTCATTGTTGAGCCCGGGTCAGTTGTAGCATTTGTAAGTAAATTTAAAGCAAGACCGGCACCACCCATAATACCTGCGGTTTTTAATCCACGCTTTGCTGAACCACCACCAACTGATCTAAGACCTGAACCAAGCATATTACGCATACCACCACTGGCATTAGCTACTTGATTAAAACCAATACCCAATGACATACCATTTGCAATCCATTTAGGAGCATTAAATAAAACTTCAGCACCAAATAATGTTGCCAATGTACCCTTTGGACCAAGAGCAATAGCTAAATCCATCAGCTTACTAGCACCTTTTAAAAATCCAGCTAAGAAATCAGCAACATTTTTACTCATATCACTCAAATCTTTTCTGAATTTTTTATCTTTGAAAAACTTATCAATTGATGGACCGATTGATTTAGTTAGAGCATCAACAAATGGTGTAAGGCTGACTTTTAAAGCATTAATTAGGTTATTAACCGAAGTATCGAAATCTAACGCATTTTTAGCCCTTTCCCGGAGGTTATTCCTTTCATCCTTGATTTCCTTTAATCTGGATAAATTAGACGCATTAAGAGCATCTATGTACTTCTCATCACCATCAATGGATATTTTAGCTTTACCATTTTTATCAAAGGTTGCCATAGTACTGATTAGATCAGCGGTTTCTTTATCGTCAACCTTTATTTTCATCTGACCTTCGACATTAGCAAAACGTGCTACTTTTTTAGCTGATTCAGATAGTTGTTCAAAAGATAACCCTGTTTTTTCCGCTACTTTCCTCAGACGTTGCAATTCAAGTGGTGCTATATCAAATTCTTGGGTTTCAGCATTGAATTTGGCTGAACCCTTAGTTGCATTAACGATTGATGTGTATAATGCATCCATTTCATTTCTAGCCATATTCATCAATTTGAATGGGTCAGCCAATTTAGACCATTCCCCACCCAAAACTTGAAGTTGAGCTGACATTTCAACCGCACCTTCAACGTCGAATAATTTATCAGCAAAACCGGTTGCGAGTTGCATGTCAGTACCAATCTTAGCTGCCAATTCAGCCATATTAGCTAAACCATCAGTACCTTTCTTGAATGAATATTGATTTATTAATTTAAAATTGTTCTTAATGTTTTGAACAACTTTGGATGCGTTTAAACCTTGTTTGTGAGCTGAATCTAAAACCTTTTCAAAGAACTCTGATGTTGCTTCAGCACTCTTCCCAATTTTATCCATTTCAGAAACCATCTCAATAGTGCCTTGAACACCGAGAGTTGTTCCTTTAGCCAATTCTGCCATGGCATTATTAGCCTGATCACTGAAATTGATCATCCTTCCGATCTGATTACTATACCCGGCTTGTAATTGAGCTAATTCTTCAATACCTAAACCAAGTTGAATCGATGACTTATTTACATCTCCAATTCCAAGTGAAGTATCAACTAAGCTATTCTTAAAAGCTGATGATTGTTTAGTCAGGATACCCATTTCCAAAGCGGCACTACGCACCGCTTTATCCATACTGAATAAACCGTATTCTTTTAATTTACCGTAACCTGATTGGAATAAAGCTGGTATTTTACTAGTGGCTTTAAACAACATTTTTGTAGCCACCGTAGCTTTATTAGTTTCCTGACCAACTTGAACATAAGATTGTTGAATTGTTTGTAATTGATTAATCTCCCTATCCAATAATCTAAGTATTTGATTGGAAGCAACAATCTGAGCTTGGTTACCATTTTGTATTGCAGTTTGTAATTGTGCTGTAATTCTAGCACGTTGTCTTTGAAGATGATCAAGATTTTTCTGAATATCACCAATTTTCTTTAATAAACTAAAATACTCACTCGCATCTTTATTGATGCGTTCTTGCATTTCAGCCTGAAGTTTTAATGCTTCAAACGCAGCTCTGGCCGCTTGTTGTGGATTTTGTCTTCCTGTTGGTCCTCCAGTCATTATCTAAAATTGTATGATAGTATTTTAATCTTACCTATTTCTGATGGTGGGTAGGTTGCTCTCTGACCACCTAAGGATAAATATTCAACCCTGATCTTTGCTCTATATACGTGTTCTTTTTCTTCTTCAGGGTCTTGATCAGTATAAACCTGTACGAAAAATTCTGGGTCGGTAGCATCCTTTCTATGAACTAACCTAATAAAATCAGTACCGATTTCTTTTTCTTTGACGAGAGCTTTGTAAACCTTACCAACTGGCGCAACGAATTTAGCCTCGTCGACCTTCATGTCTTGATCAACAATTTCGAAAGTCACAGTATTGTTTACCTTAAACTTTTTATCCTGATGTTTGTTAATATATCGATCAACAAGATTTTTAGCTGGTATTAAACCAACTGGGTCACCAAATTTAATTAGGTTAAGTAGTTTTGGTTGATGATAAAATGCTTTACGTAATTCAGGGTCGTTTAGAATTGTATGATAAACTTCATCAGCAAGTTTTGCATTTTTTTGTGCTTCTTCCTTTCTTTTTTCTGAATCTAATTTATTTTGTATATCAGCATTTTCTTTATCTTTTTTTTCTTGTTCAGCTTTTTCTTTAGCTCTTTTAGCTTCAGCATCTTTTTTTTCCTGATCTATTTCAGCTTGACTTTTAACGTATACACCTAACTCAAATTTTACTATATCAGATAACCTTATTTTTTTTAATGTTTTATCATCCAGAATTTGCTCGGCTTCAAAATATATGACATTATTACTCAAGAAAAATGGTTTACCATCAGTTAAATCAACCTTAGCATTAATATTTATATTTTTAGGACCACCCGTAAAATTGAAACGAATTTCATTTGATTCAATCAAATGTACTAACCCTTTAAAAGTTTTACCCCATTTAGTTTTCAATAAAAAACTTTGACCAAACTTTAATTGTCTGAATTGATTATTATAATCATTTACTGAGTCATCCTCAGTTTCCAACTCCATAAAATCCAATAGTTGTTTATGATTATCATATAATTCGATTTTAATCAGATCAGTCAATGTATCTCTCCAATTACCTGTTTTGACTATAACAAGATTACCCTGATCATCTTTCCTTTTTTGACAATCATATATGATAAAAGCTTTATTTCCATATATGGTTGTTTTAAGGTTTAAAGGACCTTCAAAACTGTTATATATAGCTCTTGGTGTACCATTCAAAATCCTCAGTTCACCATCTTCTTTATGGACGTAGAAATTTATACGCTGGCCGGTTTTTTTTATAAATGAAAGAATCTCAGTTTTAGGATTATCATTAAATAAATTGACTAACGTAGTAGGTGTGTTGATTACTTCAAAAAGATTCATAATTATAAATATCAAAAAATCCCCTATTTAAAGGGGATTTTATTATTATTCTGCATATGTTTAAGTCGATCTCCGCTAATTGTACTTTTTCTTTTCCCTTTACCTCCACTAACAGAACTATTATTTACTTTATTCTCCTGTTGTTCTTTAGCTTTTAGTAGTAATCCGATGAAATACCGACGTTTATTAGTAGACATATTCATAACATCGTCATAGCTACTACCCATGTGTTTATTCAGGATGAATATTTCATCTAATATTTCCTGATTATATTCCGGCGTTAGGCCAAAAAAAGTTTGAGTTAAGCGGAAACATTGTTTTGACAGTACCACCTCCGGGGGTAGGAACTTCAATATTGAGATCAACTCCGGGTTCATTGTCTAAAATATACTTCCTAAACGCATTAACATCGGCTACTCTTAATCGTTTAACAAAATTACTTATATCATCACTGTTGAAGCTACCATTGACTGATTTAATCTGAGCTAACATAGAATATTCATTAGAGTGGTTTACCGGGTCACCTGATTCCTCATCAGCTTGAACCATTTCATCAATCCATTTTTGATCACCAACAGTTAAAAAACTGAATTTAACATCATTACCGCAACCCGGAAATTTGAAATCGAATAACCCATTTTCATCTGGTTCTAAAGTAAGATATTTGAATTTAATCATTGATAGATCAATATCATGTTGAAATGGTATGTCTTTTTCATCCAAGAAATAAGCTGTATAATCTTTACCATAACTGGTAGCTCTGAGCCAGATCATAATAGCATTCCTGTCACCAATAAGTAAATCATTATATTTGATCTGTTTTTCTAGTAATTTTCTACCGATTAAAACATCCAATAACATCCCTGATTGAAGAATATTTGGGGATGTTAAAATATCCTCATCCCGCGTTGTCATAAATGAAATCTTCAATGAATTTCTTTTCATTGGATATGTTTTACCCTTCGATGGAATGGGTATTTGATCAAAAGATGAATCGAAATCAGGTTCAGATATTGCTTCAAATTTAGATTTATCAATCATAGGTTTTTGAGGTACCGGTATTTCAGGTATTACTTCAGTTTGATTTTTATTTTGTGTTTTAGGTTTTTCAATAGCTAATTCTTCATAAACAATTTTATTACCTGTTTCAACCTTTTTCATTTGTTCCATTGAGCGCAATCGCATTTGTTCGACGGCATTAGCTAATGTAGGGTCTTCAGTTCCATTATTATAAGTTTCTGAAATGGCTTCGATTTTAGTTTGAGTCGCACCCGATGTTGATTTTTGCGATGTTTTACCATGAGGAAATACACTAGGTTTTTTATCCATAAATACAATTTTGAATTATTATAAAATCCGTTATTATTATTGTAAATAACCCAAAAACAAAAATCCCGAAGATTATTCGGGATTTTATTAATAATTAAAGGTTCTTAGAACAGGTTTATAGCTCTATCAAAGCGTAAACTAGCTGTAATTTCAGCAACACCATCATCATCCATTGATAATTCACCGAATGATACGTTGGTGAGCATAGTTGCATCCAATAACCATTTTTCAATGACAACACCACCCGGGTCTAACATTTCTAACTCAACTGGTCTTTTATAACCAACAGCATATCCTTGTCTACCTGTTGTTGATTCGGAATGTAATCTAACCCATTCCATAATAGCTTGGGTTGCTGACGGACCAATCGTATCTCTAAATGTTACATCAATTGCTTCCCAAGTGAATCTACCGAGCACCCAAGTAGATGTGTTTAAAAAAGGTAATTCTACTTCATTTTGGGTAATTGACGGACGTGAAGCTGATGATAACCACCATTGTTGAATACCTAAATCAGCAGGAAAAGTTAATAACCACCTGTTTTTCTTTTTAGGTTCATATGGTATCGGCATTTTTAATAAAAGATCACTCATTCTCTTGTTTTTAGGTGTAGGTTATTTTTCAAACTACATTAATAAATATGCTATTATTGAGAATTATTTGTTTTGTTGTTTATTCGCGTATCCAACAGTTTTAGTTTGCTTAGATATAATATTATGAACGTAATATTTAGGAAACATGAACTGAGAAGTATATGAACCTAAAATCCCGTCATCTTTAGTTCCTAAAACCCAAGGCATGAAATTCGAGTAATCAGGTTTAATATTAGCTATGGGTTTTAGTTTACCTTGTTGTGTCATGGTAATACACCAATTACGATATGCTCTGACAGCTTTTTGGACTTTGATAACATCATCATATGAAATTGTTGTTTCTGGATGTTGTTGTTTATATTCATCCATAACTTTTTTACTAAAAGTCAGATTATTTAATTTATCACTACCACTTAAACCAATTGATCTTAAATACTTAACGAAATCATTCCAGTCATCCATTTGTTTAGTTGTTAAAGAATCTGTATTAGTTTCAGCGGTTGTTTCGGTATTGGTTAGTTCTTTAACTTCTTGTTTTTGGGCTGTAGTTAATTTAGGTGTAAGCATTAATGCGGTTATAATTGCTGTATTTAACAATCCACGACTGGCATATGATCTTATTTTGTCCATAATGGACTCACCTTCACTAACGGTACCTAAAATGTCTTGAAGAATAGCATTAGACTCCGGGTCTAATTGACTTTCTTTAATATATTTTTTAATAGTAGTTAGCTGTGTTTCAGTTATCTTAATTTTACTCATTATTAAAAAAATTCAGTAGTGGATAAACAATAGTTCACCAACAATAAATATTGATATTTATGATTAAAACATCCTTTAAACCTATGACTATTAATATCTCAAAAGATGAACTGGTAAAAAGGTTTTTAGTCGCGTTAGATACACAACCTAATGTCATATCCGGATTGGAACGTTGTGGGATAATTCATTCAATAATAAAGGATAATACGTCAGGATTTACCGTAACCAAAAGAAGATTATACAGTATGTTTATGAATCGACTCTTTGATATGAATATTAGCTATTCAGAATGGAATGAACGATACGGAATTAAAGGTGCCGCTGAGATAACATATGATATAGTAAGCGAACTTTAATCGATATCTCTTAGTAAATTAATCACATTAACATCTAATTTTTTATTGGCGTTAACGGATGTGCTGATTTCATTAAATTTATCAACTATTTTCACAGAATTTTGCTTTAATAATTCATCTATATTATCAAAACCAAGTTCCTTTAGTTTTTCTTTCAATCCACTTAATCTTAGTTTATCTGATAATATTACCCCAAGAGTATTAATGTTTTGCGGAGAAGACAAAAACTTATCAGCCATACTTTTATTAAAACCATTTAGCGTTTTACCTTGAGTAGATTTCAAAATACTAATGAACCCCAACTCAGTATTGGAGGCTTCTTCAATAATGAATTGTTTTTCATTACGTAATTTTTCCCTAATCCTATTTAACTGTCCTTCTGTAATAAGAATTTTCATATCCATAAATATATAACAAAAAGTGTGGGTATTAACCCCACACTTTTATCTTGTTTTTCATAGGTTTTACATTAAATATCGCTGAAGGTAGCACCTTGGTTAGTGACCTCGAATTCAACTTCAAGGAATTCAAGTGCTTTAGTTGGTTTAATACGTATTTTACCAACCATTGCGTTACGATCAAGGTCTTCAGGTGTTTGACTAACTTCAACTTTAAATTCAGTGATACCTCTCTGAGATTTGATACTATCCAATATCGGGTTAACCAAACCTAAGAACTGATTTTTAAGTATAGCATCATCCTGTTCGAACAATAGTCGCAAACCAACCGCTGAGATCAATTTACGAGCCTGAAGTAACATACGTCTAACATTCAAGCGATCTAAAGCAGATTCTTTAATCTGCATTGTTTTGTTACCCCAAATTTTATAACCATCACTAGCGAAATAAGTGATAGGGTTTACCCTACCGGCATATAAGATATCACGTTGTGGATTGGTTAATTTCTTACGGATAGAAGTTGCAATAACATCACCTCGTCCAATACCGGCAACCGCATACCATGGGAATGCAATCTTGTCAGTTAAAGCCATATTTCTAACAACATCAGCAGTTGGTGGTAACCAAATGTATTTGTTATTATCAACATCGTTTTTCTGAATCCATGGCCAATATGTAGCTGAATAGTTACTATCGAATTCACCATCTAAGGAATCAACAACATCCTGTTCAGACATAACTTCACCACCGGTATCAGTATCAGGAGTAGTAAACAGATATACACAGTCACCACGTTCTTCCTCAACCATTTCGATTGTAGCATCAATCAGGTTACTATTATCGAATGAATCAATACCCGGTGTAGTAATCACGTTAAGTGTAACAGCTTCAGGGTTATTGAATGTATATATACCCTCCAAATATGCGTAGTAATCAGAGTTAATACCACGATCACCGTTACTTACAGTTCTATTCTGGAAAGCTCCGGAAAGAAGACCAGCAGCACCTTTAGTACCATTGATTGTGAAATTATCCAAATTTGATCTTCTAGTCCTGTAAATATCCCAACCATCAAATCCACCGTATGGTGCAAAAGTAAACTTACGAGCATATAATTTCTCATAAGGACCATTGGCCATATCAGTAGTATTTTTAAATTCATCTTCACCGGTTTCAAAAGAGAACACTGGAGAATAAGTATCACCTGATGCATTAATAACAACACTGATATTGTCTATTGTAACAGCAGTTGCTTGAACATCCATGTGGAATCCTTTGGTTGTACCTGTCCACAAATCAAGTGTTGAACTATCAGGAATACCTTTATAGTCAAATACGTCTGAATCAACACCAACTGTATCTGAAAGACCCAAATAAGCTTTACGTTTATTTTCAAAACTATTATAAGCTTTTTTATACAACATTGTTGGATTAACAACTGAAGTATTTGAGTTTATCTGGAAATCTCTTGTTGGGAAACCTTCAAAACCGGCTGGGAATGCATCACTTGTATTCGCAGCATCATCCAGTTCAAGTAAAACATAAACAGATTTACTCGGGAATTGACCATCCAGTGTACCAATTTTATTAGCCACAAAGTTCTTAGAAGATGGGTCCATTGTACAACGAGAGAATGATTCCAAAACAACAGGTTTAGCATCAGTATCACCATATGAACGTATGTGAATATCAAATTCTAATGTATCTGGATTAATATTCAGTATTGAAATTTTAAATTGTTCATTAGCTGCATTACCATCGGAAATTGTCCATAGACGGAATAATCTAAGAACTTTATTACCGCGTAATTCAGAAACAACATATGGAGTCACAGCGGGTTTATATTCAGTCAAATAATTGAAGAATTCGTTACTATACTGAATTAGGTTCAGTTTAATACCACGAATTTTTTCATCTGATGCGAAGTTTGAAATCAAGTTAGGATAGAATTCTTCAATAAACATTGCAGCCTTACCATCCTGAACTGATCTTCCAAGAACTTTAGGTAAATAATTCTTTTTGGTTTTATCTAATGAAACATTATAATTCACTACACCTTGTACCGTTGAATTACCAGTTATAGTGAATGAAGCTAAGTAATCAGTAGTTGCGGCTGAATCACTAGCCAATATACCAACTGAAGTACCAGCACTTAATTCAAAATCAACGGCCTGTGTGCTAGAATTTACAGAACCTCTTGAACGTAAGAGCGCAACAATAGTATTTTCAACATCAGTGAATGAAGTACCAGAATAATAAGTTGTTACACCAGAAGTACTACCAGTTATGAATCCAGCGTTAGTACCTTTTGCTGTAACATTTAATGTGAATGATACACCACTAAAATTAGCTCCGGTTTTTAAATAAACTGTTGAAGTACTAGCAGTTGCACCTGTAGAAGTGGAACCTAAAAATGCTAATGTTGAAGTAAGGGTACCGTCGTTGATTAATGATTGAATAAGAGGTTCACCGCTGGTTAAAGTAACATTAGTACCACCAGTAGTAGCAGTAAAACTGATAAGTGTTGTCTTATTTGTTGCGGAAATAGTAGTCGCAATAGTAGATACATCCAACGCACTATCTAGGGTAATACCCCATGCTTTACCTGCATCGTAACCTGATAAACCAAGAACACGAGTTACAAATAATTGATCACCTTGGCTTAAGAATGATTCAGCAATGTAAGGTAATTCATATTTTGGAGCACCATTTTCTTTTATTATTGTTGTATCCTTACCACCGAAAAATGAAGTAAATTCACCGAAATTACTAACAAATATTGGTTGGAAGGCTGGCCCCATGAGTGTTTCACCAACAACACCGAGCGATGTAACGCCAATTTGTCTGGTAACGAAAGAAATATCTCGTTCTGATGTATAAACTCCGGGACTTACGAAAACTTTACTTGCCATATTGAAAATTTATTTATAAAGGGTGTAAAACTCAATCACCCTTTATAAATATGAAATTTTCAACTAAAAGTCTACTATAGTTTAACCAATGATAATCCAGTTAGCACCAGTACTTTGAACCATAATCCAAGCATTAGTTGACAAACTCTTAGTTGTCGACCCATCAATCGTTTGTGATGAGGTAGTTCCTACGGTTATTGTACCAGCACCAGTATTTTTAATAATATAAACTTTTTTCTGTCTACCTACGGCTGTTGGCAAAGTAACAGTAAAAGTTCCTGAAGTACAATCGATAGTGGTATCATGTGTTGAGGCTGTATAAGCCACTGTTTTAGTCACATACCCAATGTTTATACCCCCGGTAGAAATACTAGCATCAGCAGAATCATCACCTAACCTAAATTCAGTTGTGGTACCAGTAACACGCATTGAAGAATACGATGTTGTTTGTTGACCGAATACTAAACGAGGTATGGTATCATTTGACGAACCATTTTGAAACAAAACAGATGAATCTGATTTAGCATATATATTAAACCTACCACGAATTTGCAGCGAACTATCAGTACCGGCCCTCACAAGGTTATCAGAAAGTACGTTAAGTCCAATAATATTACTAGCGGAAGTAATCGAACTTGCAAATGTTGCAGCAGCGGATGAATTAAATGTTAAAGCTTGAGTAGTACCACCAGTACCAACATAAAATGTTAAGGTACCCCCAGTATTCGATGTAATTGTAGGTGTTGTTATACCTGAAAAATTGTTTATTAATGTGGTTAATATACCATCGTTTTCTTTATAAACACTTAGGATGTTATTATTAAAAGTTAAACCAGTTACTGTTGTACCAGTATTAAAATTATTTATGCTAATAGTTCCACCGGTATTATTAACTAAAGAAAGTGTACCCGCCGAATATGTTCCACCAGTAATTGTTATATCTGTTGCTCCAGTATATAGACCTGAGATTGTTGATGTCCCACCCGTATTATTCCTTAACGTTATTGTACCGGCTGAATATGTTCCAC